TGTTAGAATGCGCGCCTTGCAAGGGCCATTGGGTCTGTCTGATGCGGAACAACGGCGTTCTGAACTATATGAATTCGTATGGTAAAAAATATGACTCCGATCTGAATGTCGTCCCGGCGTGCGTGCGCGCCATCCTAGGGGAGACCCCAAATACGATTAAAACCCTTCTGGACGGCCACGAATGCAGTTCCATGATGACAAAGCTGCAAGGACCAAAGAGCGAGACCTGTGGGCGATATGTTGTCCTTCGGTGTTCGATGGGAAAGTTGGGGTTCGACAACAAGGAGTTCGTTGCGTGGTTAAGCGCCCAACGGAACGGAAAATCCTTTGACGAAACGATTCGAACGATTGTGAAAAATTAAAATGTTTCAAACTATATATAATGTCGGCCCTTGCAGCAGCCCCTCTCCCGTTCTCACCGTACGGCCAAGCATTGATTGCCGGATGTGCCGCTGGCACTGCAAACCCGCTCCTTCTCGTGGCCAGCACTCTGTCGATTGTGATGCCCGTCCGCAATTTGGTTCTGGTAAACCAATGGTTCAACATCATCTTCGAGGGGTGGCTGAACACGTTGACCAACAACGCCCTGACCAGCGCGTACATCATTTTGTACACAACTTCTGCGGCCACGACCGAGATCACGCGTATTCTGGTGCCGCAGCCCCCGGCGGCCCTCGTCGGCACGTCGATTCGCTTCACGACTTCGGAAATGGTCCTCATCCCTGGAGGGGTGGCCAACGGCATCTTCTTTAAAGTGCTCATCACGGGCACTGGAGGGGCCATTTACAACTCCCTGGACACAGGTGTTCAAGGTCTAGGCGTTTGGGCCCAGCCGATTGGAAACCCAATTGTTTAAAGGGTTAAAGGCAAATATAAATGGATAGAGCATGCGACAGACTCCCGATTACAGCAAGTGCTGCTTTTATCGTCTCATGTCGTTGGACCCGACCGTTACGGAGTGTTACGTTGGGCACACCACGAATGTAGCGAACCGCAAGCGCCTGCACAAGAATTCTTGCACGGACCAAACGGCGAAGGCATATAATGTAAAAGTTTACACGTTTATTCGCGCACACGGTGGCTGGGCTGGCTGGAAGATGGAAGTTCACGAACGTTTAGCGGTGGCCGATGTTGTCGCAGCACGCTTACGGGAACAGTACTGGACGATTCACTACAAGTCAACCCTTAACAGTCAGGTTCCAGGACGCACTCCAGAACAGTACTACCGCGACAACCATGCACGCCTGCGACAGCTCCAAACAGATTACCAGTTGCGTCGCGAAATGAGCCACCACCACACCTGCGCATGTGGCGGGCGGTACACCGGCATCAATAAATACACCCACGAACGAACGCATTTGCACCGAAATTACATTACCAACAACCCTTAATACAGATTACAACAACGAATAAACACAAAGAACAAAGCCGCATTACGATTTACACATAGAAGGACTGCCCGCCTTCAACAATTTATAAATTGTTCATAAGGACGGGCTTAAAAGAATCTATATTGCCCATTTCGAGGCAATATGTATTACTTCTTTGACATTAAACCAAAGCGAAAGCCACATTACGCGTTGTTTTAATCTACCAACACAAAACAATATAAAAAAATAGCGAATAATAGATTAAAATGAAGGGCTTCGTCTATTCAGTGCGCTCAAAGTCGCGCCCCGACCTCATTTACTACGGGTCCACCAAGCAAACATTGAGCCGAAGGATGGCAATCCATCGTTGGGACGCAGCAAATAAGATTGGAAAATGTACGTCGAGTCAAATCATTTTGCTGGGTGACGCGTACATCGAGCTAGAAGAGACGGTTGAATACACCGACAAACAAGAGCTTCGTGCGGTGGAATATTTGTACATTCGGAATGAAGAATGTGTAAACAAACAGGGAAAAGGGACTACTCCAGCTAAAATTAAAGCAACTCGAAAAGCTTACTACGAAGGCCATAAGGAAAAATGTCTTGAACATAGCCGCAAGCAACGCGAAGGCCGGGACCCGGCTGAATGGCGCAAATACGGTCGGGAATTGTATGCCAGAAACAAGGCAAAGGCTGCAGCTCTAAACGGTGTATAAGTACAAAAGAACGGAGCAAAACACAAACTTGTGGAATAAAAGGAGATCGTATACCGCGCTAAAGGCGTGCCAATCGAGTTCTAGGGGAGTCATTTTTATAATGTAGATATTTTTACCCCGGGACGATCTCGCGAACCTCGTCTTCGGTCATGCAAATCATGGGAAAGGTCTTGCAGATCGTAGCCCAGCGACCCGAGCATTTCTTAACTGCGGCTATTTCTTCCTTCGACAACCCAAAGTAGTTATCGAGTAAATACTTCATCGATTTACCCCCCATGGTGCGGGGAAAGATGGTCACGGAATGGGCCTCGCGCAAAATCGATTTAGTAAGGTGACCGGCGCAAGAAGCGTGGGACGTGCACACTATGCTGGTCCGACTGTGCCGCCCCGTTTCTAGCAGGATCGTCAGGTAGTCGTAAACCTTCTTTTTAATTTTAGGATTACTTATCGCATCGATGTCGTCGAATACAACACAGCAGTCCACGAAATCCTTCTCATTTAGGTCTGAGTCCAGGAACTTTTCGTCTTTAATTTTAATCCGCTTCAGGTAAGGTAACACGTCGAGCGTCTCGTCGTCCTCCAGCGAGCTGAACACAAAAACGGGGTTCTTCGGGAAGAGTTTGCGGTATTCTTTTAGCCACTGCACACAGTAATAGCTCTTGCCCGCTCCACTAGGCGCACACACGAAGAGCACGCTTCGCTCCTGTTTTCTGTTCGGGATCTGCTGGAATTTGTCGCCGTTCTTCGCCTTGAGGAGCGTGGTGCCGTCTTCGAGGTTTTGTTCAGAAACGGACACGGTTTGCTTTCCAAGACGCGCAATCGCCACTCCTTTTCCAATTAAGTTCACCGCCATTAATCTAAGTTAGGATAATTTAATGGATCGAAGAAACGCCTTTGTTCTTTCGTTGACCTCGTGGCGCATACGCAAATCCGGTTTGCGGCCCTCAAGCACCGCCATGGTGTCCTCGTCATTTGCTTTTTTATTCAGCAGGGCGACAGGACCGTTGAGAAACGCGATCAAATCGGGTTTGGGACGCAGTTTACAGAGCCGTTTCAGCTGTTTAAAGGCGTTTCCGTCGTGGAAATCAATGTCCGAGGGGATGCTTTTCTTGCCCCGCGTCCCAAAGTTCTGTTCGTGAATCGCCGTCTTGTTGCCGGACTTTAGGGCAAAGCAGCAGCTGCAGTTCTTGTTTAGTTTACATTTGGCAACGTTTTTAACGAGCTTTCCACCCTTTCGAAGCCACAAAAAGTGCGTGTTGGCCAGTAAATGGTTTACATGCGCCCGCAAGTCGGGTGCCTCGAACTCGTAGCTCTCGGACTTGTAGCCCCCGCCGACTAAATGGTATTTCCCTTTCATTTAAAAGAAAGGTATATTTAAAAAGCAATGGACATGGCTTCCGTCAAAGCCCTTAAAATCAAGCGCGAAGAGTTGCTCCCCATCATCAACGCCTACTACACCTCCATCGGGCGCACAGATCCGCCGAAAATGGACGCGTATTCGTTGAACGAGCTCCGAAAGTGCATTGTTCTTTTTAAAATAAATTTGATTCGGGGTTAGCAATAGCGCCTGGGCATCGCCTCCATGACGGGGCCAATGTACTCGGAAGTACTCGCAGCGGGCATGTAGCCGAATCCAGAACCTGTTTTTACTTGAAATAAACTTCGATTTGACGCGAGCTTAACATCGAGCTGCGTCAAAAGCGCCGCGACTTTATCTTGAATCGTCATTAGGGCTGGGTCACGCCCGGGCACAATTACCATGCTGCGGATGTGGTCTGTTATGGCTTTAATTTCGTCAAGATCAGCGTTTGGAATGGTGCGGAAATCCAGTTTCTTGAGCATCCGAAGAGCGCGGTCGATGAGTGTCCCGACTTTCGCCGACGTGGGGAGTGCGCTGGCCATGGCACCTCCGCACATGCCAGCGCCCACTGATTCTCCTTCTTTTTCAAGTGTAACTTGTCTTGAAAGTTTCTGAGGCGTTTTGCCCTTGACGACGCGGCGTGGTTTAGATCCTTCAGCAAAAGCACTGTACGGGCGCACTGAGCCTTTAGCTTCAAAGTACCGCTGATCGGCATCCATACTGGACGCAGCAACTTCTCGCAAAAGCAATGCACTGTTAGCTTCAGTGCGCTCTCGTGGAGGCGGAATGTCAATGGAATAACCAGCTTTATTTAATTTTGCTGCTTCTTTGCCCACTGCAGCGACTGACATACCCGCAAAATGTCTTTCGTAATCCATCATGGTAGGCATGCTAGCAGCGGGGGCACCACTAAGAAAAGGAGAAGTCATTGTTTCTGGGATACGAGGTTCTGGCGTTGCAGGTGCACGACGTGCTGGCGAACGATAAACTTCTGCTAAATAAGCAGAACGAGGGTCTATGTCTGGAACAAAAGGTTCAGACGTTGTTCCTTCTTCCTCTTCTTGAAGCTTGCGAAGACCAAGCTTGCGAAGCCTGTCCGCGTCCTCGCGCTGATAGCCCATCTCGCTTCTGCGTGGGATCTCATCTGGATCAACGTCAAACTCGTCTATTCTTGCGCGGGTCCTTGGTGCCAAAGGAGGATACGCGTCCAGTGTACGTGACCCTTCGCTAACGGCGGGTGCCCCGAGGCTCGGTACTAAGCGTGAAAGTGCGCCGCGAGACGAACCATATTCTGTACGCGACCCTTCGCTAACGCCCCGTAGCAGTGAGGGGCGAGACAACTCATCTCGTGAACCCGCCCGAATGTCACTGGCCGCTGCCGAACCGTAATCCGGTAGCTCTTCTTTTTCTTCCGGGAATGGGCGACCAAACCAGTCGCGGCCCGGACCACGGGAAGCGCCTGCGGGTGGAAGCTCGGGTCCCTCTGGGTCCAGGGGTCGTGGAGGTCGTACGGGTAAAGCAACGCGTGCGGCGGGCCCCGGTGCTCCTGGAGGCGGGCCCAGGGGGCGACGACGGATTTCATTAATTAAGGATTCGTCGACGCGGCTGTTTGTGATGGCTTCAATGTTGGCTGCAACCGACGTTAAAGTGTCGAGTAAAGTGTCGACGGCATCTTGATCGCCGATAGGGAGGGCCACAATGTCGCCTTTATTCTGTTCCTCTTGAGCCCGGTACGAGCTTGTGACGAAAGCGTTTGCCTTTAGGGCGCTTTGGTTCGGCACCTCGGTCTCCCAGTTTGCATACCACATTCTATACAGTGCGAATTTATTTTAATTTCAAGTAACGCGAGAAGATTCGAACTCCCTTGACAGTCTTCGGTTTCATACCGCAAGCCCTGCTTTCCCAGACGCGTCGTGTGGCTCGTAAGCCGTTTTTTGTTTTTTTTAAAGTGTAGCGATGTACGTGCAGTGCTTTTGCTATAGGGCTGCGAAGGCGAGATGCTTCGCGCATTTGAAGTGTTGGCTTTTGCCGCACGTAGTGTACTTGCCACCGCACTCGCATGTGTGTTTTTCTGATTGTTTTGCCTTTATTTCGTCGATATGAGCAGCGCGGTAATTAGCTTTAGTTGCTTTAATTTCTTCGACATGAGCAGCGCGGTACTCTGCTTTATTTGCTTTGATTTCTTCGACATGAGCTGCTTGGTATTTTACGTTGTACGTCTTCATTTCCTCGACATGAGCAGCGCGGTACTTAGCTTTATTTGCGTTGATTTCTTCGACATGAGCAGCGCGGTACTTTGCTTTATTTGCTTTGATTTCTTCGACATGAGCCGCTTGGTATTTTACGTTGTACGTCTTCATTTCCTCGACATGAGCAGCGCGGTACTCAGTCTTCATACGCCCAGGTAATTGTCTGTTTAAGGTCGCCTTGTAAAATTGAAGCCAAAATCGTTCGCGCAACTTTGCAGCTTGCTTATCTTTGACGGGCATCTTTTCGTGAACAATTAACTCCCAATTGTCCCACGACCCATGGTCTCGTAAAAATTTGTAAACAAAAAAGTTATATTTTTTGTTTGTTGCATTCGTGCAGCAGGTCTTGTGGGCATATCGGCGATTCTTTTCATCGGTCGTATGACCGACGTAACACTCATTGACCGTCGCATCTTTGCAGACGAGACGGTAGAACACGCATTTGGAGTAGTCGATTGCTTTGCGAGGCATGATATAAGACACTATAGGACTCCGGCTTTAACTTTTTTAGTAGAGTTTTTCGGCTTTGACCGCTTTGGAGGCCTCGATCATCGAAATTCCGCGTTCCGACATAATCCGCTTCACGATGGCAGCGCGAGCCTTGCGACCGTCCACTTTGCCACCACTCAAGGCCGCTTTTGCCCCCTCGACGGCCAGCTTCTGAACGAGCGGGTTCTTGGAAGCTTCGACGACGGCCCTGCCCACCCCCTTGACAAAGGGCGATTTCGCCACATATTCGGCCTTTTTGAGTGCGGCGCGCCCCACTTTGCGCACCTTTTTCAAGATCCCTTGCCCCACCATCGACGGCGGCAGCGGGAACTGCGCCAAAGCTTCTTCCTTGGTCACGGGCATGGCATCTACAATTGGAATCGGTTTTGCACGCGATTTGCGGGGTTTTGGAACTGCCGGTGCTACAGGCACTGCGCGGGGCACTGCAGATCGCGGCACGGGCGCTCCTTTTCGCGCCCTAGTCGCGCGCTCTTTGGCTTTAAGAACTTTTTCAATCATGGGGCCTGCTACTGGAATCATGCTAGCTTTAAATTTACGCGCCTTCTTGACGACACGGCCAATGTCAGCCATGCTCAGACCGCCCTCCATGTCCCCGCCGCCGATCTGGGCGGTCTCCATGTCCCCGCCACCGATCTGGCGGGCGGCACGTACAGCGTCCGACGCGAGCCGGCCTTGCGGCGTAGCCATAAGACCTTCCTTCGTGTTGCGCAAAAGCGCTTTTCCAAAATCGCCCTTGGGGTGCTTCACCGCTTTATCCAACGCCCCAATCAACCGACCCGGCACGGATTCTCGTGCCGCCTTGGCGAAAAAGTGGCCGATTTGCCGCCCCACATCGCGCCCCCCTTCCATCTGCGACGGTTCACCTCGAACAAGCTCTTCACGCATGGCAGGCGCGGACGCACCCGATTCGCTTTCCTGCGCAAGCTGGTACAGAGCAGGATAACCGCTCGGAAACGAACCCGGAACGTACTCGCGGTACCCTCCGCCACCACCGGACATGCCCGTTCCAATTGCACTATCGACATATACACGAGGAGCGCGATCCATCCACTGCGGAATCATGGGGGTTGCTGACGGCTCCTGCGTGTACTCGAGCTCACGAATCACGTCGTTGATCGCTTTGTTGTAGGCCATCATTATAACTTCATGTTAGACAATAAAATTCCCATATATTTAGAGAATTCAACAAAGCGATTCGAGACGACTGCGGCCGCCCGACAACGCACCGCCCGTCATCGCGCCGGCAGCCGTGACGGCCGCGCGCCGCCTGCGCGCACCCATGAACATGCGGCCGCCCCCCGTGAGGCGGTACAGCGAGCGATCCGTCTCCACATCCGCATCCTTGGAGACCATTGCCTCCAAAGTTGTAGCGCGCGAGAGCAAGCCCTGGAACGTGGTCGTAAGCCCCTGCTGGGACACGATGAGGCCTCCCTGGATGGCGATAACGCATATTTCTGCGTTGACGGGCACGGCCAGCTGATTAAAAACGGAAATCGTAAATTGCAAGTTAAACGAGCCCAATGACGAGCTGGACAGGTAGGTGGGGAGTCCAAAGTCGAACGCCGGCTGCAGCACGATCAGGGAGCCCGTGGTGGGGATGTTGCCGTAGATGCCGCCGACGGAAGTGGACCACTGCTGGCCGCAGAACTCCCCGAACGACTGGCTCGACCCGCCCTTGCGCGAGATGGCGTACAGGTCGCTGATGCTCGCCGAACTAAGGAGCCCCGAACTGTTGTTAAAGTTGACGCTAATACCCGTGCACGCAAGCCACATGTCCGGATCTTGAATCGTTTGGGCCGACATTTGTTTGCGCACGCAGATAACCAGCCGGTCCGGGATGGAAGACAACTGGATGTTGGAAGACGTAAGAACCGCGCTCGCGCCGCCCGCAATGGTGGTCACGCCCTGGGACTGAATGTAGCGCGGGTAGTCGAGCCAGGGGCACACGTTGCGCGTCTTGATCATATCCGTGGGTTGCGACGACAGGAATCGGAAGAGGCACGTCGGCTGCGCCATCCCGCTGTTCATGCTCGCAATCGGGAACTGGCAGGTGTACAGGGACGGGTTGGCCGCAAAAATGGAGGCACCGCCCGCGGGCGCACCCACGGCACCCGCCACGACGCGGGTAATGTTGGAGGTAGCCGACGACCAGACGCGGGCCAGAGTGCCGTCCGTCACGCAGTTCATCGACATGGTGTTGATGCCGAGCAGACCCTGGTTGTTGTACTCGCTGTCAGTCCAGATAAAAGGAGCCACGAAAAGGGGCTCGGTGAAGATGCTGGCCACAGTGATGCGGAAGGTGTTGGTCGCCGTAGCAACCACGTTGGAGTTGCTGACGTAAACGCCCGCCGCGGTGAACTGAAGGCACTCCACAACGGCAGGGAAAGCGCCGCGGGGAACTTGGTCGAGATCGTACGATCCCGTGTTGAAAGAAGCGAGGGGAGAGTTGGTCGCGCGCACGGAATCCGAGTACTTGCCGTATGCCTGATCGGGCAGGGAACAGGTCATGGAATTGAAGCGGTAAAGTTCGCGCGAGTCGTTAAGTCTGAGCAGAGCCGGAAGCACGTCCTTGGTGTTTACGCTTATGCTGCAGTTGTTGATGCCCACAGTTTGCGTCACAAAAGACTTGTGGAGGGGGAAAGAGGCGAAGGCATCAGTCAAACCGTACTCAAAAACGCGGGAGCCGACCACAAGGTTCCCCGCAAGGTTGTCGACGTATAGGGTCAAAGTCATGCCACTTCGCATCAAAACGCGGCGATCGACAACGACGTTCTCACTTGGGACACTGATCTGCCAAACGAGCGAAGAATTGCTGGGCGACGTAACGGGAAAACTCTGATAAGTGGAGCTCGCCGCCCCACTTTTGACCCCGAAAACGAGGCTATCAGTGATATCTCCGATACAGGAATCAGCCACTTTGACCGTGGTAAAATCTGCACACATCTTTATAGACTAGAGTTCGACTTTATTTTTAAACAAATTTTTATTTATTTGTTTAAGAATTTTTAGAAATTTGCCTAAAGGGCGGCCTTTGCTTTGCGGGCCTCGTAATAAGCTTTCCCTCGAATTGATGTTGCTGCTTTGGCTTCTGGAGTTGAGCGTTTTGTTTTTGCTATTGCCTTAGCCTCGGGCGTTTTTTGACGAGCCAATCGACGAGCTTTTGCTTCAGGTTTCGCGTCTTTTTCTTTTTGAGAAGCTTTTGCCTTTGGCGTTTGTCTCCATTTAGCCAAATTTAAAGCTTGAGCGGCTTTGCGTTCCGGTTTTGACCGTGAAATTGCCTGTAGTGCTTTGGCTTCCGGTGTTTTTTGATAAGCCGCAGCCACAGCCTTGTATTCCGGCGTATCTCTCCGCGCTTGTATTGCAGCCTTGACTTCAGGTAGTTGACGGTATTCATAAGTCGAGCGACCTGCGACGTGTAAGTTAACGCACTCGTTTTCGCGCTGGTAACGCCCTTCAATAGCCTTCATGTGCTGCTTGGAAGGCACTTGGACCGCTTCAACCAGCTCGATGTAGGCATCCCCCAACGCCATAATTTGCATCGAAGTACACACGCCTTTTGCGGTTCCAGCAACAAATTTCTTGTAGTCGGAACGATGGCCCGCCATGCGTCGGCTTAACTGCTGCTCAGTACTACCGTAGTACACAAGCTCAGGGTGCGACTTTGAGCGCACGGTGTAGATAAAACCGTCGATCATTGGGGTTTCCATGCTTTTTTGTACTCTTATATACTGTTTTTTCTTTAAATCCGTTAAACAGCCCTCGGGACTTTCATGGCCCCCTCGATTAAAAAGTCGTCCCAAGGCGTTTTATTCAACAAAACCGCGTCCAACGCTGCCTTGTACTCGTTTAAAAT